CTTTGTGCAGTTTAAGATTGATCCAAATATCGGTCACTACACATTCAGAACTTTCAACTCAAGCTCATTTGCATTTGAACTACTGATGAATAGATTTGACCAAGTATATACGTTAGGCATAGATGGAGGTCGTGAACTATATCAAGGATTGACAGAACACTATATCAGAGGAGAGCAAGGCACAAACTTTAACGCTCACAATCAGCATATGCACGAGCTAAAAAATAGAACGGATTGTCAAGTAATTAGGTTATGAAAAAGCACACTAAGATCTATCTGAACTATTTCGGCTACGACACAACCGATTGGATACCTTGTGAGATATGCGGAAAAACTGCAAATGATATTCACCACATTGAACCAAGGGGAATGGGAGGGAGTAAAACTAAAGATGTCATTGAAAACCTGATGGCGGTTTGTAGATCTTGCCATGAAAAATATGAAGGGAATAAAGCGGACAAAGAGATGTTGAAAGTTGTCCATAAGGTCAAGATGAATGAACGTAATTACAAAGTAATAACAAAGTAATGAAAGAGATACCAGGCAGAAACGGAGGAACTCTCAAAGTACCTGAGAAAGGGGAAACTGCAAACCCTAACGGCAGACCTAAAAAGTTCACCACCTTGATGAAGGAGGAAGGCTATAAGCTTTCAGAAGTGAACGACAGCATTCAGGCTATCATGGCAATGGATGAACAAGAGATTAAAAAGGTTCTGAAGAACGAAGGAGCAACCATGTTAGAAAAGACAGTTGCAAAGGCTATTATCAAGAGCTATGAGAAAGGCTCACTGTATTCAATGGATACTTTACTGAGTCGGGTATATGGTAAGCCTAAGGAAACGGTAGACGCAACTGTTGAGGCTAAGGTTGTTAACGTGACACTTAATTTAGACTAAAAAAGTCCAGTAAATTATGTAAAAAACTTGACAAACCACAAGGTAAAATATATATGGAAGAAATCACATTTTTAGGAAACGCCTGGTCAGATGACTACGGCTTGAACATCACGGTGAACGTGGACAAATTCAAACAAGCACTCGCTGACGGAAAGCTTGAGATTAACAAGTACGGAGATGTTCGTATCAGAGTGCAGAAACTCAAGCATCAGAACGACAGGTCAAAGGCTACCCACTATGTGGCAGTGCCAAGACCACCGAAAGAAAAGGACGATATGCCTTTCTAATGAGGGTACTTCTATTACTTGACGGCATGAATGGGGTGAGCTTTCACAGGCTATACACCCCATACGTCAAAATTCAAATTGACTACGGAATCACAGTTGATGTGTCCGTGGATCAAAACGAATGGGCAGATTTGCCCTTTGAGAAATACGATTGCGTGGTATTCAACAGATGGCTTGGTAAGTTGCAATACAACATCTTACCGGTACTGGCAAAAAAGAAAATCCCGTTCATCGTTGATATTGATGACTATTGGGTGCTTCCGAAGTACAACCCAGCGTACAAGTTCTACAGAGCATACATCAAGAACGGCATCAAGGACAGCCTACATTATGCAGATGCAGTGATGGTGACCACTCCACAATTGGAGGAGAAGGTGAAGGAGTTTAATACAAACGTCACGATTATCCCGAATGCTTTAGACTACAATCAAAGCCAATGGAAAGCAGAAACGGAGCATCCTTTCACTATCGGTTGGGTCGGAGGCTTATCACACACGGAAGACTTAAAGTTGCTTACAAACAAAATAAAGCCTATCTGTGAGGAATACGGAGCGAGATTCCTAATGTGTGGCTTCCATGAGAATGTTCCCGATTGGGCAACCATGGAGAAAGCAATCACAGGAGAGCCAAGACATAAACGACCAGAGTGGTTTCAGACAAGGGTAGGAACAAAAGCAAACGAGTTCGGCAAGTATTACTCAGAAATAGATATCTGTTTAGCACCACTGCAAAAAACACAGTTTAACCGTTACAAGTCAGAGCTGAAAATCTTAGAGGCGGCAGCCTACAAGTTGCCTATCTTTGTAAGTGCAGTTGAGCCATACACGAACCACCGAGATAACCTCGGATGTTTCTTTGTTAAGAATAACGATTGGTCAGAGATTGGAAAGCTAATCAAGTCAGACAAAGTCAAAGAGGTAGGTGAGATTAATTACCAGTATTGCAACCAACATCACAACATTGACACCATCAACAAAAAGCGTGTTGACCTACTGAGGCAAGTATGCAAATAAACTACTCAAGACCAAAGCTGACGAGCTACCAAAAAGCCATCCTAGATAGTGAGGCACGTTACACAATAACGGCTGCATCGACTAAGACAGGTAAAACGGCAAGTCATATCATTTGGTTGTTTGAGCAGTCGCTGAGTTTAAAAGAGAATCAATCGGTCTGGTGGGTTGCTCCTGTGTACCAACAAGCGGAGATTGCATTCAGACGTATGAAGGCACAGGTGACTGAGAAAAACTTCTTTGTGTCCAATGAAAGCAAGTTAACACTAATCACACCAGTAGGCTCAAGGATAGAGTTTAAGTCAGCAGAGAAGCCTGACAACTTATACGGGGATGATGTGTACTCAGCAGTATTTGATGAGGCATCAAGAGCAAGAGAGGATTCATGGTTTGCTCTACGTTCTACCCTAACGGCTACACAAGGCAAATGTAAGCTAATAGGAAACGTCAAGGGTAAGAAGAATTGGTTCTACAAATTAGGGGAACGGGCAAAGGCAGGAGATCCTAACATGGAGTATTTTAAAATCACGGCATACGATGCGGCAGATGAAGGCATCATTGAACGTGAGGAGATAGAACAAGCCAAACGTGACTTACCTGAGTATGTATTTAAAGAGCTTTATCTGGCTGAACCTGCTGACGATAATTCTAACCCGTTCGGACATGAGAACATTGACGCTTGTATCCAACAGAGTACCGGCACACCCACAGCATACGGAATTGACCTTGCCAAGTACACAGACTGGACGGTAATCATAGGGCTAAACGAAAAAGGCGAGGTTGTACACTTTGACAGATTTCAAGCTGATTGGAGTCAGACATTGCAGAAGATAACAGCAACCATAGGGAACACCCCTGCATTCGTGGATAGTACAGGAGTTGGTGATCCTATCGTGGAGCAACTACAAAGGCAGCACCCAAGAATCAAAGGCTTTAAGTTTACGAGCCAATCTAAACAGCAACTGATAGAGGGGTTAGTCGTGGCGGTACAAGGGCAGCAGGTGAAATTCCCTGAGGGTGTGATTGCCGATGAAATGCGTAACTTTGAATTTGAATACACAAGGACAGGAGTGAGATACACAGCACCACAAGGTCTACACGATGACTGTGTTATGAGTCTTGCTCTTGCCAATGATTGCAAACAACACAACAAACCAGGACTTTTTTACTATGCTTAAATGGAAAGATATTACGATCGGGATGCTTCAAGAGATTGGGGAGCTTCCTGATGACCTTAACCCGATTGAGAAAACAGCTCACACGGTGGCGATAATTAAAGGGCTGCCATACGAGGAAGTTGAGAAGTGGACATTGAATGACTTGCGGAAAATTGACTTGTCGTTTTTAGAGCAAGAACCCAAGCATCGACTCAAATGGACATTCAAACACAAGGGCAGAAGATTTAAGCTTGTGAAGAATGCCAAAGCAATGGAGGCTCATCATTTCATTGAACTACAAGAGTTAGGCGATAGCGATAAGATAGAGGCGTTGCACAAGATTATTGCGTGTTTATCATACCGAGTTAACATTTTTGGGCGTAAGATAGAGGATGACTATCAGTGGAAGGTTGACAATTTCAAGGATCTACCAGCACCACAATTTTACAAATACTCGCTTTTTTTTTCGGCACTCTATCCGAAATTATTAAAAACTACCCTAACTTATTTGAAGGGGGAGGTGAAGAAAGCAAAGGAGATGTTTTCGGATGGCTCGGACTCGTCGATAGATTAGCAGGTGGCAGACGGCAAGAGTGGGACGCAATACTTGAGATGCCATTGACTGAGTTTCTAAATACCCTTGCGTTTCACACCACCATCAGCAAACAGAGGCAGAAGCGATTAGAGAAGGCGGCAGCATCAGGTTTTGAATCTTATGTATGTGCTTGTTTAAACGAACTGCTCTAATTCAGCCACTTCGCTTGATTTCTTAATTATAAATAGATGGCACTATCAGCAAGTCACCAAGTGAGCGGAACGCATCAACCAGCCTATAACGATAATTTGTGGGTTGTAGATGAAAGCAGCACGGCAATAACTTCTAATTTCAATTTTAAATTTATCTGCGATATTAAGAACGGATCGGGCACACTGCTCAACCGTTTAAAGGCTCCCATACATTACAGCTCATCCGATGAGGGTGTATTTAACATCTCACGGATTTTAGGCGATTACGTCACTTATGATTGGGATTACAACGACACGGCAGCAAGTGGATGCTCTAACTCTGTATTTGATTATATTCTTGACTTTGGGTATGAGTACAGCACGGGAGCAACTACTCCAATTGTTCAAACGACAGGAGTAACACAAGTCACAGGTAACACTGTTTGGAACGGCTCATTGCATCCGTTGGATTTCTTGGATTACGATGAGGCAGACTACATGATGGGAACGGGTAGCAGTGCAAATTTCTTGACATCATTAACATCAAAACGCATACATGAAAATCAAAAAGATTGGCTCTTCGCTTTACATGACAGTTCTATCGACCATCTATCTGTTGCTTTTTCTGGGGGTAGTAGCACTAACATCACTGCGACCAGCTCTGACATCACTCGCTTCCCTATTGGGGCGAACATACCAGGTGGTATTCCGAGCGGAACAACGTCTTACACGATTACGCCTGAGGATTCGGGCAATAGTGCGGTTGGTTCTGCGTTCACTATAACGATAGACAATCGCTGCTCTAAGTACGAATCAGTAGACCTTTTCTTCCTCAACAAATATGGGGCAGTTGAGAGCTTTCGATTTGACAGAGTGAGGCGTGATAACTTCTCCCTTAATAGAAAAGACTACCGAAAAAACCCATATACCTTGAGTGGTGGGGCTTACTCTTACGATAGGTTAGAACATAGCAAATCAACCTATTATTCAGAGATGACACAGCGAACCACGTTAAACTCAAACAACATCACAGAGGTAGAGGCGGAATGGCTGAAGCAGTTAATCAACTCACCTAGAGTGTGGATGTATGACACGGCTCTTGTACCAATCAACATTGCAACAAGCGATTACGAGCAGAGATATCATGTAAACGATAAGGTATTTAACTTGACGTTGGAGGTAGAGCATAGCTTTGTAGATAAAGCACAGATTTTATGATTGAGTTATTAGTCAACGAAGAACTGGTTGAACTCTCTGAGGACTTCCAAATATTAATCAATAAGAGCATTGCAGACATTCGCAACCCTGAGAATAGGAGTAGCGATTGGAGTAAGACTATTACCATACCGGGTACATCTGTAAATAACAAATTATTCGGTCATCTCTTTGAGGTAGGCGATAGTATCACAGGAACATCTTTTAACCCTAACAAGAAAGCAAATTGCACAGTCTTATTAGATGGCATGGAGCAGATGAGGGGTTTCATTAGGTTGACGCAAATCAACGTCTTAGATAACGATGATATTGAGTACCAAGCAACCATCCACGGAGAGAGTGCAAATCTATTCACAGACATAGAGAACGCTAAGCTTTCAGACCTTGATTTCTCAGAGTACAACCACGTTTTAAACATCCAAAACATCAAGGATTCTTGGGATACTTCTATTTATGTTGATGGAAGCACTCAGCCTTTTGAGTATGGCGTGGGCTATGTATGGAGCCAAATACTACCTAAGAGATCAGGAAACATTAGGTATGACCAATGGAGAACTAGCGACCACACACCTTGCTTGTATGCTAAAACGGTAATTGATAAGATATTTAGCGTTAATGGATACAGCTATTCAAGTGATAGCTTTTTTACATCTGACAGATTTAAGCGTTTAATCGTTCCATTTTCAAACGAGGGATTAAGCACAGGGCAGACGGCAATTAGTGAGCGTTTATTTTATGCTGGTGTATCCAGTGGAACAACGGTTTCAAGTGGTGGCACATTCCCTATTGATGACGATTCAAGCGGTAACTTTTATGATAACGGCAGTAATTACGATACAGGGACTTATAAATACACGGCTCCTGTTCCTGGTAATTATACGTTTACTTTTCAGCTTGATGCTTCACTTACAATTACAACGCCATTAAGTCAATCGGGCTTTGCAAGTGTCATCGTCGATATGTATGTGAACTCTAAAGTTTACCCTGTATTGATAGAAAGCACATCGACCAACACAGCCAGTTGGACTTTTAGCGGAGTAACTAATTTTGTGGTTGACTTAGCAGAAAACGATGAGGTTTATTTTGTTTATCGAGCGACAGAGGTAAGAGATGCGAGTCGGGTAATAGCTACCATTTACGATGATTTAACGCTTACCACAGACACACAAGTTTACAACACAAGCAACCCATCAACCATACAAGATCAGGGAACAGTAGATTTCGGTTATTTCTTTGACCAAGACCATACACAAAAGGACTTCATCTTATCATTGGTTCGGATGTTCAATTTATACATTGAGCAGCTTGACGATGGTACGTTGAGGTTTGTTCCTCGTGATGAGTTTTACGATGGCTCTAATGTTGATTGGTCGCAAAAATTAGACTACTCACAAGCTCACGAGATTCTGCCAATGGGAGAGCTTCAAAACAATCCTTATGTGTTTAGTTATGCAGAAGGAAGCGACATACAAAACGAGCAGTATCAAGAATCATCTGCACGGATATACGGAGATAGAACGATCAGAGTAGATAACGACTTCATAAAGGATGAGAAAAAGATTGAGGTAAAGTTTGAACCTATCCAATTCATAGAAACAGAGGATAACAGATTTTATTCTATTTGCAGCACAGAGGAAGGAGAGAAAGCAGGAGGTTTAAGAATCTTATACTATGCCGGTACTAAAACGTTAGGCTTTCAGTACAACCTATACACTGGACCAACACCAGGCACAAGAAATATAAATTACTACCCTGTTACCACTCACGTGGACGATCCTTATGATATGAGCTTTGACTTGCTTTGGGGTATGCCTACAAGAATCAACACTTACGGATTTACATATAGCAATCAGAATTTAATTAATGTCTATTACTACCGTACACTTGCGGAAATCATAGACAAGGATTCTAAGTTGTTTAGAGGATACTTCAGAATAACACCTGCTGAGTTTCAGAAGCTGAGATTTAACAGTCTTTATTTCTTTGAGGGTCAATATTGGAAGCTTAACAAGATAGTTGACTACGATCCACAAAGTCAAGGCTTGACAAAGTGCGAGTTCTTACTTTCTGTTTTTTATGAACCAAGCAGCACAGGAAGCCGTTTTGTTGGTGAAGGTGGATTTGACACTGACAATGTTTACAACCCTGACCTTTATCCTCCACAAGGCAGACCGAAGTTTCTACCATCTCCAAATAGTAGCGATGGGGTAAATATAGGGGACAATATCGGAAGCGGTGGAGATAGCGTGTTGGTAGGTTCTGACATCTTAAATGCTGGGGTAGTAAATACGATAGTAGGAAGTAGCGACGTTATAAATACCTTTGACAATGTCACGGCTTTAAATTGTACAAGCTTTGAGATTCCTGAAGGTGAAAGGGTCTATGTAGAAAATTACCCTGTCGTTGGGGCTTGGTTAGGTTCTGGTAAGGTGGTAAATATAGACGATACAGATTCACCATACACTGCAACATATGACGATTATCTCATTTTGTGCGATACAACAAGCGGCAGTGTAACGGTTACTCTACCCACTCCAAGCGATGCAAACAAAGGCAAGATGTATGTAATCAAGAAAACACAATCCGCAAATCAGGTAACAATAAACGCAGGAGATGGGTCAGTTTTTATAGACGATGCAACATCTCACTCAGATAACGCCAAGAACGGATATGACCAAGTCATGTCTGACGGCACTCAATATTGGATAATCACTCACGGACACTAATGGCAATAAACGAAGCAGTAAATATAGATATTGACGTAAACGGAGTCAATACGGTAAAACAAGCGGCAGACGCTTATGAAGATTTAGGCGATGCAGTATCGCAGACCCAACTTGAAGCGGAAAGATTAGCCCAACAATTTGGTATTAATGACAAGCGTACACAAGCAGCAATCAAGGTGGCAGGTCGTTATAAGCAAGAACTGGAGGAGCTTGATATGGCTATTGATTCAAGTCGTGGTGGAACTCAAGGTCTATTTAGAGCAACTCAAGGTGTAGCGGCGGGTTTTGAATTGGCAGCAGGTGCAACAGCTTTATTTGGTTCTGAATCAGAGGAGCTTGAAAAAGCTTTATTGCAAGTGCAAGGTGCAATGGCTTTCTCCCAAGGTATTGCAGACTTAAATGAATTTGGTGGTGATGTTGTAAAATTAGCATCCAATATTAAAGGTAAGCTGGTTTTAGCCTTTACTACGTTAAAAGGAGCAATAGCTGCAACAGGTTTAGGGGCTTTGGTTATTGGAATTACTATTGCGATACAAAAGGTTTCTGAATACAATTCAGCGATTGAGAAAACGATTGACGATGAATTAGAACTTGCAAGAGTAAGAAGAGAAGAATCTCTTGAAAGTTTAGATAGAGCAGAAGCCGCATTTCGTAGAACTACAGAAATACGTATTCTTACAGCTAAACGAGATGGAGCAAGTCAACAAGAACTGAGAGATTTAGAAATTCGTTTATTAAAAGAAA